CACTATGTAAATTCCATCACAACAAACGTCATGGAAGATTTGAACATAATCCAAATAATCGAAAAAACAAATTCAACGATGAACAGTGGTAAAACAAAAAATGTATAAAAATATTATTTAATTAAAAATAATAAAGATGTAAAAAGTGTCAAATACCCCCCACCTAAATAAACCGCGCCACAAAAGGCTTCGCGGAAACCGGCGCTTGGGTCAACTCTGCAGATTTATCTTTCAAAAAGACACGTAAGGGGGCTTGACAAATTAAAAAATAAATAAATAAAAAAATATGTAAAGGGGGGAGGGGGTTGAAAAAAGATAAATATCTTAAAGATAAATTAACTTCTAACCAAATTAAGCGAATCAATGCTTCTGAAGATTACTTATTGCAGCAGATAGATGCAGATAATGACATAGAAGTAGAAAAAGTAGAACGATATATTAACTTATTAAAGTTATTTTATGCTTTGGACATTTATATCGAACAATCTGGACCTATAACGGTAGTTAAAAATGCATCGCAAGAATATGTTAAACCTAATCCAGCTATCGCAGAAAAAAATAAAGTAAACGGATCATTACTCGCACTAGAAAAATCATTCCACTTAGAAAGAAAAGCCGAAGAAAGACGTAAGCAAGAACAAGCGAAAGGACCTGATTTAACATGAAGATACCGAAGCATGTTACAGACTATATAAAAAAATATAAATCAGGCAACGTTATCTTTAACAAAGAGCGCATTAGACTTGTTTCTTTTTTAGAAGATAATATCTTGCAACGTGATGACCTTTATTTTGATGATCAAAAAATAGAAGATTATATCAAGTTTAGTGAGAAATGGTTTTTTAAACTACAAGACTTCCAAAAATTCATTTCATGTTTTGTGTTCTTATATGAAAAAGATACCAAAACACCTTATTTCTCAGAATTCTTTATATCAATGGCTCGTGGTGGTGGTAAGAATGGCTATATTAGTACCTTAGCAGCGTTCTTTATGACACCATTACACGGCATTCCTAAATATAATATGTCAGTAGTAGCTAATAGTGAGAAACAAGCGCTAGTAAGTTTTAGAGAAATCTATGAAATGATAGAAAGTAACAACTTATATATTACAGGTGAGCGACCTAATAACCCTTTTTATTTAAGTAAGGTGTATGTGGAAGGAACAAGCACCAAGTCACAATTCTTATTCGATACTTCTAATGAAAAAACAAAAGATGGCGCTCGTGAAGGCTGCATTTTCTTTGATGAAGTACATGCTTATGAAAAAGATACAATCATTAACATCAAACGAAGTGGACTAGGTAAAGTTGCACATCCACGTACTTTTTATATAGGCACTGACGGATATGTAAGAGAAGGTTTCTTGGATAGATTAAAAGATAGAGCTGAAAATGTCTTAAAAGGTATTAATCCAGAAGATAGATTATTCCCTTTTATTTGCAAAATTGATGATAAAGAAGAAATAGATAAACCAGAACTTTGGGAAAAGGCAAACCCAATGTTTGAAAACCCTAAAAGTGAATATGGCGCTCAATTATTTAAAGAAGTGCATCAACAATATCTAGGACTTCAATTTAATCCATCTAACCGACCAGAATTTATGACTAAACGAATGAACATGCCTGAAACAGATACACAAAGTGTTGTAGCACCTTGGGATGATATTATGGCAACTAATCGACCTATTCCACCACTTGAAAATAATGAATGTATTGGTGGACTTGACTATGCAAGTTTAAAAGACTTTGCAGCAGTCGGTTTACTGTTTAGATCTGGTGATGATTATATTTGGAAAACTCACTCATTCGCTAGAAAAGAATTTCTTGATAAATATAAATTAAAGCCACCTATTCATGAATGGGAGAAAAAAGGTTTACTTACAATTGTAGATGAACCAACAATAAACCCTAAGCATATTATTGATTGGTTTATTGAAGCGCAAAAGAATTATGGATTACAAAAAGTCGTAGCCGACAACTTCCGTATGGACTTACTTAGACCTCTATTTGAAGATGCAGGCATCGAATATGAAGTAATAAAAAACACTCGTGCAATTCAATCGTTACTTGCACCAAGAGTTGAAGATATGTTCGCACAACATCATCTTATCTTTGGTGATAACCCTCTAATGCGTTGGTATACGCAAAATGTAGCCGTTAAGATACGTAAGGACGGTAATAAAGAGTATGAAAAGAAAGAGCCAATAAGACGTAAAACTGACGGTTTCCAAGCTTTTATACATGCATTGTATAGAGCAGATGATTTAAAAGATTCTAATTTGGAAGAAGAAATCAATCTGTTAAGAAGCTTGAGATTTTAAAGGAAGGAGGGAGTAAGTTATGGGACTATTCGATAAGTTATTCCGAAAGAATAAAGAAATTTCATGGATGTATGACTTAGAACTTTTACAAGATACAAGTTCTAAAGCCTATATTAAAAGAATGGCTTTAAATGTGGTCATTGAGTATGTAGCAAGGACAATTGCTCAATCTGAATTTAGAGTAAAAGAAAACGATCATGTCACTAAAGATGATATGTATTATTTATTGAATGTTCGACCAAATCCTAATCAGAATGCTACACAGTTTTGGCAGAAATTTATTTATAAACTTCTTGTCGATAATGAAGCTTTAATTGTTAAATCAGATGATGATTATTTATATGTGGCAGATGACTTCGAACATGAAACAGAGTTAGGACTATTACCACATCGTTTTAATTCGGTTATGGTTAATGACTATAAATATAATCGCTACTTCTCAATGGATGATGTTATTTATTTAGAATATGCCAATGAAAAGTTAGATAAATTTTCATTAGGACTGTTTGAAGATTATGGCGAAGTATTTGGCCGTATGTTAAATATGCAACTCAAGAAAAATCAAATACGAGGTATTTTGAACGTTGGAACAACTAAGTTAGATGTTAAAGGAATTCAAGATTATATCGATATGATTTTTAATACTTTTGAGAAGAATCAAGTTGCGATTGTACCTTTAACTGAAGGTTTAAATTACGAAGAACATTCAACGAATAACTCTAGTGCGAATGGCTCAGATTTCAAAGAGTTACGACAAGCAATAGAGGATATTCTTATCTATATTGCACGTATTGTCGGTGTATCACCCTCTCTAATTCTAGGAGAAAATGCAGATTTAGAAAAAGCAATTGAAGCAACTAACAAATTCTGTTTCAAACCGTTAACTAAGAAATTAGAGCGTGAGTTAAATGCTAAGCTATTCTTTAAAGGTGAGTACCTAAGAGAAAACAAACGTATTGAAATTGTCGGTATAGATAAGAAAAATCCAATCGAATTAGCAGAAGCGATTGATAAGCTACGTTCTTCTGGTACTTATACCGGTAATCAAATTCGTGTCATGCTTGGCGATGAACCAGGAGATGATGAACACCTAGATGAATACGTATTAACTAAAAACTACGAATCAGTTTCATCAACAGAAGGGGGTGAGACTAATAATGAGTAATCCGATTGTAAGAAATGTCACGCCAGTTTTTAGAAACGAAACTAAGAATAACAAGCACATTTTAACGTTGTCAGGTACTATTGCTAACTTATCTTTTCTTGACGACACTATCAGCGCTAAAGCTGTGAAAGATTCGCTTGATAATGTTAAAGAAGATATTGTTATTCGTTTAAATTCTGGCGGTGGTGATGTATTTGAAGGGATAGAAATTTATAATTACTTAAAGTCCTTATCCAATCACATCACAATTGAAGTCACTGCATTAGCTGCAAGTGCTGCATCATTAGTTGCAATGGCAGGAGATAAGATTATCATCCGAACAGGCGCAAATATGATGGTACACGAGGCTTCTACAATGGCTTTTGGTAATAAATCAGACATTCAGAAAACATTGAATGCTTTAACTGCAATTGATACATCTATTGTTGATATATATCACGATAGAACAGGTTTAGATCGTGATGAGATTGTTAATCTAATCACTAATGAAACGTGGTTAACTGCAGATGAAGCAATCAATAAAGGTTTTGCAGATGAGAAATCATCTCGTAAATCTGTTGAGAAGCAGAAAGAAGGTGTAAGTAATTTGAAAGATTCTAAGTATATCGCAAGACTTAAAGAGCAACAAAAAATTATCAATGCAATGATTGATGAAGCAGAAGAAACATCTGATGAGCCTTCAAGTGATGATTCAAACGAACAACGCATTGCAGATTTAGAAAACAAAATTAAAAACATTGAATCACACCTTGATAAATTAGAAAAAGACAACGAAGGCGAAAGTCAAAACGGGGGTACTAATCCACCGCCAAAAGAAAATAAATTTTCAAGATTTGCATTTTAAGTAGCTATTAACAATTGATGTTAATGGCTATTTTTTATGCATAAATTTAAGGAGGAATATTATGGCTATTAAAGTCGGAGAAAAATTAAAGAACTATCAAGACCATAAAGCGCATTTTGCTGAATTAGTTCGCAATGGTGCAAGTGATGAAGAACAATCAAAAGCATTTGGAGAAATGTTTGATGCATTATCAAATGATTTACAAGAAGAAATTTCAGCAGAAGTTAATAATCGTGTAGTAGATAACGGTATCTTAGCAAAACGCTCACAAGATCCATTAACTTCAGAAGAACGTAAATTCTTTAATGAAATTAATACAGAAGTTGGTTATAAAGAAGAAAAATTATTACCTGAAACAGTCATTGAACGTGTGTTTGATGATTTACAATCAGAACATCCATTACTTTCAAAAATCAACATTCAAAACGCAGGTTTAGTAACACGTATCATTAAAGCAGAACCAACTGGTCAAGCAGTTTGGGGTAAAATCTTTGGTGAAATCAAAGGTCAATTAGATGCAGCATTTGATGAAGAAGAATTCAAACAATCTAAATTAACTTGTTTCGTAGTTATCCCTGATGATTTAAAAATGTTTGGACCTAACTGGGTAGAACGTTTTGTTCGTACTCAAATTGAAGAAGCTATTTCAGTTGCTTTAGAAGCTGCTTTCTTAACTGGTGAAGGTGCATCTAAAGACCAACCAGTAGGTTTAATGAAAGATATTCAAGAAAACGGCGGTGTCGTTGATAAAACTCCTTCTGGCACTTTAACTTTTGCTGATGCAGATACAACTGTGAATGAATTAAAAGATGTATTAAAAGGCTTATCTGTTAAAGAAAACGGTAAAGAGGTAAACATTGACGGTAAAGTTGTATTAGTAGTTAATCCACAAGACTCATGGGATGTACAAGCACGTTACACTTACTTAACTGCTAATGGTGGTTTTGTAACTGTATTACCTTATAACGTACAAATCGTATCATCTGAATTTGTTCCAACGAATAAATTAGTTGCTTTTGTAACTGATCGTTATGATGCAGTACGTGGTGGCGGATTAACAGTTAAAAAATTCGACCAAACTTTAGCTTTAGAAGATTGTATTTTATACACTGCTAAAACATTTGCTTATGGTCAACCAGCTGATAACAATGCATCACGCGTATATGACTTAGAATTATCTACTGCAGTTCGTACTTCAACTCCTGCAGGTGGAACGACAGATGGTGCAGCACAAGCCTAAGAAAGTAGTTGATACTAATGCCAAGCGTTAAGATATCGGATGAAATTTTAGATGAATTTAAAGAATACACTAAGATTTCTCATGATACAGAAGATGAACACTTATTACGTGTTTTAAATATGTCTTACGAGAATTTAGAAACACGTTTTGGCGTATTTGATATTAATAGTAATCTAAACGGTAAAAACTTAGTTTTTGCACGCGCTCGATACGATTATGAAGATTTATTAGAGTTCTTTAACGATAACTATCAAGATGATTTGTTACACTTTGGCTTTTTGACATTAAGAGAGCGTGATACAAATGAAAAGTAAATTTAAAAAACCGTTTATTACAACAAAAAAGTTAAATACGCGTGTTCATTTTTATGAATATCAAGAGAATGAAGGACCAGAAGCAGGTGTAAAACGTAAAAGAGTTTTATATCATTGTTGGGCATACGTTCCACAGTGGAAAATGACTGAATTACAACAAGCAATTGCAAATGGTACAGAACATGATGTGAAGATATTTATACGTGAAACACATGGGCAATATATACCAAACGAAAAACATTACGTTGCAATAGATTCGCCATATATTCATCAAGATTTGAATATTAAATTAGTACAACCTGATGTAGAGAACGAACAATTTTTAATGTTAACTGCAGGGGTGGTATCTAATGGCGAGTAATAATTTTAGTGGTATTCGTGCAGATGGATTAAAACAACTTCAAAAAGATTTGGAGAATAGATTTAGTCGTCAAAGAATGAACAAAATCATAGATAAGGCGTTGATTAAGGCAGGAAATATTGTTTTAGACGCTATCAAAAGTAATATTCGTTACTTTAGAGATACTGGCGCAGAGTATGAAGAGGCTAAGCTATCAGCGCCTTATTGGGATAAAGGTGTTCGTTCTGTTCGAGTATATTGGGAAGGACCACATCATAGATATTCTATTGTTCATTTAAACGAGAAAGGCTTTCACGCTAGAAATGGTAAGTTTATTCGACCTAAAGGTTTTGGTGCGATAGATAAAGCATTGCGTACAGCTGAGAAAGAGTTTTATAAAACGGTGCAGGAAGAAGTGGAGAAGTTACTATGATTGATATATTAAATAAAATATACAGCGTCCTAAAAGATGACGAAAAACTAATGAAAATACTAGATATCAAGAATGTAAAGTTCAATGACTATCCTGACGTTAAAGACATCACAAAGCCTTATGTCGTATTAGATGACTTTGATGATCCTATTCCCGAAGTACATTATGACGGAGAACGTGCAGCGTATAGTTATATTGTTCAAATAGATGTATTTGTGAAAGCTAATGCAGATTACAATGCACGATTAAGAAGAAACGAAATATCACAACGTATTAGTGATTTGCTCTGGAAAGAATTGAAAGCAGGGCAAGTAAGTAATTTAGGAAATGAATATAACAAAGAATTTGCTTTGTATCGCTCAACAAGACGATATGAAGCAATTTTTTATGAGGAGGAAAATTAAATGGTTAAATATGCTAAAACACCAAAATCATTTATCAATATTAAAGATTTAGGTTTCGCTTTATTAGAAACAGATGAATTAGATGGCACTATCAAATATTCAAATGTAACACAAACTCGTGGTTTACAAGAAATTTCAGTAGAAACTGGTGGAGAAATTGTTAATGCTTACGCTGACGGTTCAATCATTGAATCAGGTACTACTGATGGTGAAGGTAAAATTTCAATGACAATGCATGCTTTCCCACAAGAAATTCGTGAGTTAATCTTCAATGAAATTTATAACGAAACTGGAGTATATTCTGAAGAACGTGGTAAACAAAACAACTATGTAGCAGTATGGTTTAAACGTGAACGACGTGACGGTTCTTACCAACAAGTTGGTTTAACTAAAGTTATGTTTGCTGATCCAAACTTAGAAGGTAAAACTGCCGAAGAAGATTGGGAATTCAGTTCAGAAGAATCAGAAGGTACTGCAATGCACCGTGTAGCTGACGGTAAACGTAAAATTTTATTCGATAGTTCTCGTGAAGGTGCTGATGTTGATTCATTCTTCCAAGAATTATTAAATGGTGCTTATGACAGTAAAACAGAAGTAGACACTGCTTCTGCATAAGGAGTGTTAATTCATGGTTCAATATAAAGTTTTGAAAGATGCTAACGACCTTAAAACTGGTAAAGAATATCGTAAAGATGAGGTTGTGGAAGAAAAAGTAAAAGTAGTCGACGACTTTGAAAAACGTTTGAAGAAAAAAGGTTATGAGTTACCATTCTTCGAACGTGTTGAAGATAAATAAATTAATCTTTAGGACTGCATTTAGCAGTCCTTTTATTTCGAAATAAAAAGGAGTTTTTTAGACATGTCAAACAAATTAAAACGTAACTACATTCGTTTAGTAGAAAACCCAGAAGCAGAAGAAATTAAATTTGAAACATACTTAACACCACATTTTATTCCATTAGATGTTTTATATGAATCAGTGGATATTATGGCTGAATTAGAGAAAGCAGAAAATGGAGAAGTTGAATTATCATTCAAAGAACAATTAGATAAATTAATTGATGTAGTAGTTAAGATTTATGGTAAACAATTCACTGCTAAAGATATTAGAAATCGTCTACATGCGCCTGACGCACTTGAAACATTACAAAAACAAGTACAGTTCATTGCTAATGGCCAACAAGACGAGGAAACAAAAAAGTTTATTCAGAGCATCAGCTAAACAAATTAAAAAAAGAAGATTTAACTTACAATGGCATGTTGAAGAATTTGGATAAAGTCGTAAAAGATATGGTGGAAAATGGTACACCTGCAAACCAAGTTCTTGAAATGCCATTTTATTATATACTTCAAATTTTAGATGAACGTCATCTAAATACTGTTGATACTGATGAAAAAGCCGATGCGCTATTCTCTGCATTGTAGCCTTAGTCATTGGTACTAAGGCTATTTTTTTATATCTAAATAAGGAAGGAGGGACAGTAAGTGGCTGAATCAAGATTTAAAGGTTTATCAATATTAATGAACATGCGTGACGTTGGTATTGAACGTACAATGAAACAAATACGAGCGCAATTCAAAACATTAGATTCAGAAATGCGTAGATCTAATGCTAATTTCAAGCACTCAGAGAAAAACATGCAGTCTTATGCAACAAGAACGAAAGAATTAACTAAAGCGATTGATGTAACTGAAAATTCTATGAAAGATATTTCTAATCAGTTAAAGAAAATGACTTTAGAAGAACAACGTTCTAGTGTTGAAGCCGAAAAGTTACGTCAAGAATACAGTAAGCAACATAGAGCGTTACAAATGTATCAACGACAATTGAATTCAACTGAACAAGAGATGAAACAATTCGGTACAACGACTAAACAAACGATTTTCTCAATGAAAAAGATTAATGACGTTCTAGGTACAATGAAACGTCAACTTAACATTGCAAATATGGCATTTCAAAGTACAGAAAAATCTACAAGTAGTTATAAGAATTATTTAAACCAACTCAACACAGTTATTCAAAAGCACCAAAATACAATTAAAGTATTAGAAGGTCGCTATCAAAAGGTTGCTAGAGAACAAGGCGTTATGAGTAAAGAAGCGTTAGAGTTAAAAGAAAAAATCTTACAGGAAAAAGCAACTTTAGGACAACTAGACAATCAATATAAGAAAACGACTATGGAAGCTAAACGATTTGCATTTGAACAAAAAACATTAACTGCTTCAATGTCTGAAATTCGACAAAAAATGTCGCAGGTAGCACAATCTTTAACAATTAGTGCTAATAAATTCAAAATGAGCGGTCAAACTGCTCAAGCATATAAAGCGCGCATTTCTGAATTGAACAATGGAATGAAACAACAGCAACTTATTGTTCAAAATTTATCTAGACAGTATGACTTTGCTAAAAAGCAATACGGTGCAACTAGCCAAGAAGCACAACAGCTTAATGTAAAATTATCCGAAGAACGTTTGAAATTAAAAGAGTTAAACACTCAATTAAATCAAACAACACAAGCACATAATCGTTTAGAAATGGAACAAAAGCAAGGCATTTCTTCTATGGCTCAAATTAGAGCGAAGATGTCACAGTTTAACGATACTCTATCTCTCTCAAGAAGCAATCTTGCTCGTGCAGGGGAAAGTGTAAAAGCCTATGGTAATCATTTAAACACACTTAAAACTAACATGTCAGAGCAACGTGTAGTGTTAAGAGAATTAATTGCACAATACAATCATGTAGCCACTGCACAAGGACGCGACAGTCAAGAAGCTAGAGAATTATCTAGTGCTATCACTCAACAAAAAATTAAGATGAATGAACTTGAGAGCGAACTAGATCAAACTACGCAAAGTTATAAACGATTAGAAACAGAACAACGCAACGCAGAACGTTTATCTTCAACTGGCTTTGGCAGAAGTATTCAAAGTGTCAATAAATATAAAGATTCAATTAGAAATGTTGGCTCTACTATGAGAAGTGTTGGATCTACTTCAATGCTTTATATGACTATGCCAGCAGTTGCAGGTATGGGAACAGCTATTAAATCATCAATTGAATGGGAACAAGCTTTAGCGGGTGTTGCTAAAACAACAAATATGAGTGGTAGCGAATTAAATAAAATGGGCAATGAAATTACTAAAATGAGTAATACAATGCCATTCGCTGCAACAGAAATAGCAGGAGTAGCAGAAGCAGCAGGACAACTAGGTATCAAGAAACAAGATATTACATCATTTACTAGAACAATGATGAACTTAGGTGTTGCTACAAACCTTACTGCAGATGAAGCTGCAACAGAGTTTGCAAGATTTGCTAACGCTGCAAATATGCCAATCAAAGATGTAGATAGATTAGGTTCAACCGTTGTTGCTTTAGGTAACAGTACAGCCACAACTGAAAAAGAAATTGTTGAAATGGCACAACGTTTAGCTGGTGCAGGCGCACAAGCAGGTTTTAGTTCTGATGAAATTATGTCAGTCAGTGCAGCGATGTCATCAGTAGGAATCGAGGCAGAAGCCGGCGGTACTGCCATGACACAGATTTGGAATAAGATGACAAAAGCTGTTGCCGAAGGTGGCGACACTTTAGATAGCTTTGCTAAAACTGCAGGCGTTAGTGGTAAAGAATTTGCACAAATTTGGGAGAACAACCCTAGTAAAGCATTATCAATGTTCGTTAAAGGTTTAGGCGAAACTGAAGGTGGAGCAAAAGGAGTATTAAAAGCCTTAGACGATGTAGGTATCAAAGGAATAAGAGAAGCCGATACTATTAGACGTATGGCTAACAATCATCAAGTTCTAGATAAAGCACTTAAAACAGGTTCAGAAGGTTGGAAAGAAAATAGTGCTTTAACTAATGAAGCTAACATCCGTTATGAAACAATGGGTAGTAAGTTGAAAATGTTAAAAAACACTTTCATCAACTTTGCTAGAACAATTGGAGATGCAGTTGCACCTATCGTTTCATTCTTAGCAGATAAGTTGACTGGACTATTCGAACACTTACAAGGGACAAGTAATGCTACTAAGATAGCAATCGCAGCATTTACGTTATTAGGCGTTGCTATACCTCCGCTTATTGTCGCAACTGGTGTATTAGCACATAGCATCGTAGGTATTTCAGAAGCTATGAAGTTACTTAATGATACTAAAGGCGGGGCTAAATTCTTTAGCTTATTTAATGGTGGAATTAAAGGAGTTTTACCTAATATAGGTCAACTACTTACTAAGATACCTTTAATTGGCGGACTAATGACTGCATTAATAGGTCCAGTTGGTATCGCAGTTGCAGCTATTGCAGGTATAGGAACAGCTTTTGTAGTTGCTTATAAAAAATCAGAAACATTTAGAAATATTGTCAACACAGTAGTCACACCAATAAAAAATGCGTTCATTGGTTTAGGGAATGTAATTAAACAATTCTTCAGTGCAATCGGCGCTATTATGAATAATAATTCTGGAAAAGGTTTAAACATTCTTAAAAAGATATTACCTGACGAAGCAGCAAAACAATTTTATGCTACTCTTTTAATGGTGCGTGGCGCTTACAATGATTTTGTTAACTTCATAAAAACAACATCTACTATTATAGGAGCTTTCTTTAAAACATTTTGGAAACAAAATGGCGATTTTATTATCACGGTATTTACTACTATCAAGATTGCAGTAGGCTCAATTTTGAATTCGCTATTTAATGGTGTAATTAAACCAATATTATCGGGTATAAAAGCTTTCTTTGGCATAATATTCGGTGGTATTAAACAAATTGTCATCAATGTGTTCACTAGCTTACGTGAAATAGTCCAAGGTGGGCTTAATGTCATTCGTGGCGTTGTTAAAATATTCAAAGGTTTGTTCACAGGAGACTTCAGGCTTTTATGGGAAGGTGTAAAACAAGTATTTAGTGGATACTTATTAATTATTTCGGGCATATTACGTTCTACACTCGGTAATATGGTGGTTATTGTTAAAACTATTGGACAATTGATCATTAATTCTTTCAGAACAATATGGACGATAGTAAAAAATGTAACGCTTGGAATAGTTAAAGTGTTAGTTGCCACTATTAAGTTTTTATTTACTGGATTAAAAAATATTATAGTTGCTATTCTTAATGGGATTAAAAATATTTCCATTGCAATTTGGACTAGCATTAAAAATAGTGTACTTGCAATTATTCGAAATTTCATTACATTATCTAAACATAACTTTGCAGTTCTAAAAGGTTTCCTATCTGCATTGTGGACAAGTATTAAAAATACTGCTATTAAATTATGGACTGCTTTGAAAATTGGAGTGCTAGCCATTATTCGAACATTGGTCAGCACAGCTAGAAATATCCTTAACACATTGAAAAACTTCATTACTCGTCTATGGCAAAGTATTAAAGCAATATCTATCAGAATATGGACTGCTATAAAAAATGGCGTTATTAATGCTATTAAAGGCATGTATAATGGTGTTCGAAAAATACTAGCTAATTTAAAAGCGTTTATCACAAGAACGTGGAC